GTCGGGCGGCATTCTTGCTGCGTACTCTGGAACGCTAAAGCTGAGAAACGTGAAGGTTATCACTCACGGCTCATGCGTGAACGGGGGGGAGAAGATAAGTCATCAATACGTTGATTGCTTTTTTACCGGCACCAACACACGGGCAAAGCGCGGGATCACGGGGCAGCACCGCAACCTGAACGTGGTTGGCGGCAGGGTGTACGCATGCGATGTGGCTGTTGTGTTGGCTGGCGAATCTATCAGCCTCTCGGGCGTGGATATCGAGTTCAGCAACATTGCATTGTGGTCTAGGGCGCTCACCACGGCGCTGATCGACAGTTGCCACTTCGAGACAACCAAGGTCTTGCTGACGAACGCAGATACGTTGCCCTCCCTCACTGATGTGGCGTGGCTGGATACCACTGGGGACGGCGGCGGCTGCCTTGGCGTGACATTTCAGAGCTGCCACGTCGCAATGGGTGGGTACGCTCAGGCCCCATTGATCGTCATCAAGTCGGGGCCTTCGTTCACCTATGGCCTGACAATCAATGACTCCTTCATCCAGCACGACCTGAACAAGATCGCTGGCAATTTTGCGCCGGGCACTGCTGAGGGTATCCCGTCAGGGTCGCGGCTGGCAATGAGCGGCACAGGATTGCCTGCATATGGGACATTCCCGGTGGATGCGTACAGTCGTATTCAAGTTCTAGGCGGCGGTGCTGTGCTGTCCTCTAACACCACAATGGAGATGATCACTCTCGGCAAGCGTGCCTCTCAATCCATCAGCGCAAGCGGCGGAACGCTCGACTTCACCACTGGATACGGGCAGTTCAGCACTGCGGTATTTGAGTTGCACATCCGAGCGGCTGCGCCTGGGTACGAGTACGGTTGCATCGTCACCGCAGTCCAGAGCTACGACAAGATGACATTCACTCGGCTGAGTGCGCTGGGCGCCGGGTCTGCTGACGCGGACTTGACTGTATCTTGGGTGGCAGCGAGCGGAACCATTAGGCTGACGAACAACATAGCCGCCGCGCTGACCATCGACTCGTCGTTCGTTGTTAAGTCAGTTCTGTGATCGCACTCGACAAAATCACCCACACCCTCGCAGGCGCAGCCATCGCTGCGGCCCTGCTGCCGTGGGGTGTCATCCCGGCGATGCTCGCCGTGCTGGTGGCAGCAGTCGGCAAAGAGCTTTGGGACGCACAAGGCCACGGAACGCCAGACCGCATCGACGCGCTGGCGACGGTGGCGGGTGGCGTGCTCATGCTCGGATGGCTTACACTCGTCTCATGAAAACCATCACAATCACAGCAGGCCACGGCGGCAACGATCCAGGCGCGGTAGCGCATGGCGAGAACGAACGCGACTTGATGACGTGGCTTCGTGATTGTGTGGCGCACAAGGTTAGGCTCACGGGTCATGATGTCAGGACAGATGGTGCGGCATGGCAGAACCTGCCGCTTGCTCATGCCTTGCTGCTTGTGCCTGGGTCTGATTGCGCGATTGAGCTTCACTGCAACGCATCGGCCAACCAGACGGCTACCGGCGTCGAAGTCGTCGCCATGCCGCGTGATAAGGCAAAGGCTCAGCGGATCGCAAAGGCGATTGCAGATGCGCTTGGTATGCGTCTGCGTGGTGATCAGGGCTGGATTGACCAGACTCAGACGGCGCGTGGCCGGTTGGGCTTTGTCCGCGCTGGCGGCATGGTGGTCGAGGTCTTTTTCATCAGCAACAAAGCGGACCTAGAGACTTACAACGCACGCAAATGGCTTGTCGCTTCTGCCATTGCTCAGGAGGTGGTCAAATGATCCAGACTGTGTACGTTAAGGGGTTGGTGGTGCTTGCTGCGTTTGTGGCGGGGGCTGTTGTCAATGGGTGGCGGGTTGAGTCGCACTACCAATCACAGATTTCCGCCATAGAGGCAGAGCGCCAAGCCGAACGAAACGAGGCAGAGCGCAAAACGCGCCTCATCACTGACCAATATACGGAGGCCCTGAACAATGCGCGCACACGAGAAAACGAAATCCGCCTTGCTGCTGACGGTGCTCGCTCTGAGCTTGACCGGCTGCGCATCACCATCAAAAAGCGATCTGCAGCCGTCACAGCTTCCCCCGCCTCCGCAGTTGACTACTCCATTGCCTCAGCAGACGTATTCGGAGAGTGTGCAGCAGAGCTTGCAGCGCTGGCGGGAAAAGCTGACGGACACACCGTAGACCTCAAGACAATGATTGAAGCGTGGCCGGCGAATCCTCGCTGATCTCGTCATACAGTCGCAGGCTGTTATAGTCCGCGTCTTCCCAATCTGCATCGTCTGTGTCGTCATCCTCAAGCATGGCGACGTAGCGGGATTCGATGGCCTCTCGGCGGGCGCGTGCTCTGCGGCTCATGCTGTCACCTCAATCAGCCACAGCAGGTCTTCCACCGTGCGGATTGGGCGCACATCTGATCCGATGCCAGCCTCTCTACCTTTCGCGCCCATGTCGTTCTCGCTCGCGTACCATGCCAGCGATTCAAATGCGTCATCCAGAATCTCGGCATAGGCCCGCGTGAGGTCGGTTTGCAACTGCCATACAGTGTTCGTGATGGGGTCTTCTCCGCACAGCTTGAGCGCGTCGATGACCGGCTGGATTGCGTCGTCTGCGCGGGTCATGGCGTCGTGCCACGCTTGGATGTGTAACAACTTCTGTTCGCGGCTCATGTTGTGCTCCTTGCGCGGATGGCTGCGGCGCACTTGGAAACGGATGCCTCATCAGCATCACCAATCCACAAGTCTGATCCAATTTCATCGCACAACTTCGCGCACGCTTCGCGCTCTGCTGCGGAAACGAGTTTTGCGAAACGTCGCAAGTCTTCAGGACTGACCATCTGGAACTCAAACGGCCCATCGCATATCCCAACGTGCCGCGCCATGCGGATGATGTCGTCTCGGGTCATAGCTCATTCCCTCCGATGTAGTCTTTTGCCGCTTGGATAGCGTCCTCAATCTCGCTGATGGCGACGGCAAACCCGCCAGCCTGCCGCAGCAAACACCGCTGCATGTCGGTCTCGGAATCGCGGATTTTCCGAAGGCCCTCAAGCTCCTGCTCAGCCCTCAATGCTCGGCGCTTCCAAGCTGCTTTTGTGTCGGTCATTTGGCTGACTCCGGGTGCATCGTCTCCAGTGCGCACTGCACGGCCTCGGCCAGTTCGCGCCATGAGGCGGGCGATTGCAGCGCCTTGATGGTGACGCTGGAGGCGTACTTGTCTTGCATCTCAATCACCGCTTCCAGTTCTTCGCCCCAGATTTCGCATCGCGTTGGTGTGATGGTCATGCTCATGCTGTCGGCTCCTTCAGAATCTCCGCTTCCGCAACACTCAGCAGGCGCATCTGGGCGAGTAGGTATTTTTTGTCCATGTGTGCTTTCTGTGTGGATGGCCCAGTGAGGGTCATCGTTATCCGTCAGGTTCCGACGCCTAATAACGGTTAGGCCCCATCAGCCTTCTCCGCCTTCGCCCGCTTCTTGGCCAGCTTGGCGGCGTAGTCCTTCACGGCCTGGTGGTCATCGGGGCGGGCGAACACGCCGCGCACCTCGGCTGCTGTTTGTGCTGCTTTGCGGGCGCGGAAAGCGCGCTGTCGTTCCGCGTTCGTCATCGGCTTGGGGGCATCTGTGGTCATGTGAGGGGTAGGCGGGCCGAAGCCCCGGTGTAGACGTTGTTTTAGCGCGGGGCGTATGCTTCGGCCAAGAGTGCCGTCACCTTGCGCTCGTGGCTTTCAGCGATGTCGCAAAGTGCGAGGGCGATGGCGTAAGGCTTTGCGCCTGCGTCGCCGTTTGCCGCAGCTTCAAGTTCCTTACGAGCCTTCTTCGCCGCCTTGCGGGCCTTGCTCAATTCTGCTTCGAGGATGTCGGCGAGTGCGGTGTCGAGTGCCATTTTGCTGCTCCGTTTGCGTTGTCGATGTGTGTACTTTAGCGCAGTGTTACGCGTAACGCAATAGGGAAAGCGAAGAAAGTTTGAAATAGTTGAGCATCTGCCACCTGGCCTAACCGGGCGCTCAAGCGGACGCCTTCGGCGCGCGCTTAGCTGTGGGCGTTAGGCGGCAAAGTCGCGGCACTTGATCTTCGCCACCAGCCGATGCCCCGCCCGCGTGTTCAACTCTGTCTTTGGTCGCGCCACAATACCCTCGGCCTCAAAGTCGCCCCATGTCGATCGGATGCCGCGCTTTGCCATCGCCACCGCGTCATTGAGCGTCCCTTCTCCAATCACTGGAACCACATCAATCCCCAGCTTCTGAGCTACGTCGTGCACGTCAGCCCGTTGCAGCCACCACTGGCCCACCCGCACGTCGAACAGCACAAAATCTTGGTCGGTGCGGTAGTTGCCCCCACCCTTCTGAATCTTTGCTCCGTAGCCTTCTCCGTACAGCACGGCAGCGCCATCAGGGAACACCTCGCTCAACTTTGCAGCCATCGGCAAGAAACGCTCGTTCAGCCGACCCACCAGTTGCGCGGGAATCTGCGCGTCCTCGGTGCGGCCACCGAACGTGATACCGCCGTCCTTGAAGATCACGCGAATGTTCGTGCCGTCCACCTTCTCGGTGAACGTCCACACGTTGCCAGCCAGGTACTCAAACTCCGGCAGCGTCCATTCACCTTCAATAAGCGTCTTGCGCTTGCTGGTCATGTCTCTTTTGAAAATGCTTTGAATCTTGTGGTACTCGCTCATGGTTTACCTTTGGTTTGGGTTGGTTTGTTGCCGCCTAACCGGGCGCTCAAGCGGACGCCTTCGGCGCGCGCTTAGCTGTCTGGTTAGGGCGCTTCATTGCCCACCAGCATTGCACCCAGCGCCGGCATCACGGCTCCCGCCTCGGCCCGCACCTTCGCCACCTTCACCTCGGCATAGAAGCTCTCGTTGATCTGGCCCGCCAGCTTGGTGATGTTCCGCGCCTTGTCCAAGTCTAGGTCGCCGTTCTTCACGCCCACCATCATCATTGCCAGGAAGTCCCGCAGTTCGCCCGTGGTCCTGATGGTTTTGTTTCCGCTCATTGCTGATAGTCCTTTGCAGTCGGTTTATGAAAGTGCGCAGTTCGTCGGCTTCTCGCTCTCGCTTGCGCAGTGGTCGAATCTTGTTCCAGCAGCCCATGCAAAGCATGTCCTTGCTCTTTGTCGTGTAGTCCTTCGGCCCGGTGAAGTTCCAGCCGTACACGTCATTCCTAGTGCTCACTTTCTTTGGCGGGCCAAAATTCCCGCACAGGTCGCAGTAGTTGATCGGCGTGTAATACACCGGCACTTGCCACCATCTATTCCCTGGCTTGCCGCTTTTCAGCGTGCTTCGCTGCCACTCAAGCATGTACGCCATCGTTCCCTCGCTTCCGCACCAGCGCCTAACCCATCGCTCAAGCGGACGGCTACGCCGCTTAACTTTCCAAAATTACTTCAACCGTCTTGAACCTGTGCCCATTAGCGCAGCATCTGTATCTGACATAGCCTTCCGGCTTCTTGCGTGTTTCTCGGACTTCGGTCCACGCTTTGCATTCTGGGCAGGTCATTGATCCACCATGCGTAGGTACTGGCCTACAGCCTTCACCGGGTCGGCAAACCTGAGCTTGTCGTGCTGGTTGCAAAACTCGTTTGATGCGTCCTGCAACTCAAGCGCACGCATGGCCGGTGATGCGCCGGGGCGGTCGAATCGCAGCATGTGCGCCTTGAACTCGTCACGATGGCGGATTGGGATTGGGTTGTTGTGGCTCATGGTGTTGAGGTCCATGTCGTTGTCGATGTAGTGATCTTAACACTACCGCTAGTTCGCGCAAGCAAAGCCCACACGGATCAGTCGGGATTACGCCTCACAAATCCGCACGCCAGGCTGAGCTTTCTTTGATCGCAGCACAGACACAAGCCGAGCATGTGCGCGATCCTCTGCCATAGAGTATTCCCGGTGCGTCACGGTGGCGAGAAGTTCAGTCCAAAGATCAACAAGGCCGCGCAGGTCTTCCAGCTCTCCAGGATAGATCGCCTTTGTGCCTGTTGCTTTCTGCCTGTCAAGAATCGCCACGAGAACGCCCTGCACGGTGTTCAGGTAGTCCTTACCGTGTCGCATCACAGTGGGCATTTTCACAAAACGGTCCAGCATGTTGATCACATCAAATATCGCCTGCCAGTCGGTTTGTGATGCTTGGCCTTTGGTGATCTGCTCAAGCGCAAGGCGAGGCGGTGCAATTCGGGCCTCTTGATCCTCTGCCGTCAGCTTTGACTGGCCGATGCTCGCCAATGCCAGGACGTTCGGATTGACGGGCTTGGGGCGGTAGCGTTTGCGTTTGCTCATAGCGTCAGATCCATCGGCTTGGCTGTGCGCATGGCTTGGAGTTGGTAGATTGGGAAGTCCATGTTGTTCCTTATACTTCGGCCTTCTTGGCCTTTTTGATTTCGAGAAACTTGCCGTAAGCCTCACTCTTTGGTTGAGTTAGGCCAAGCCCTTTGCACCACCAGTCATTGCGCAGCAAGACCTTGCACATACGACGCCATGATGGTGCCCAATGTTTGTCTTCAAGAGTCTTTGGCGCTTCGTCTGGAATCTCAGAGTATCCGCGCCCTTGCCATCCTTTGATGAATGAGCGAAACCGTTTGATGTAATGGTCTCGTGTTGGCTTTGGCAAGGACTGCAAGAGTAGATTGGTGAAGGACTTCCATGTGTGTCCATCTGGCTTGTTGATCTTGTTATAGCCCATCACGTTGCCGTTTTCTTGAACATACAAGGCACCTGTGTTTGCGCCATTGACGCGGGCGATCAACTTAAACCATGTCTGAGGCTCAAGTATGTGATACAGCCACAAGCCCTTGCGCTGATCGTCTCCATAAGGCTGGCACAGCCGCTGCTGGCTGATTGGCACTCCAGCCTTGTGCATCAGGTCATAGATGCGATTGTGTGGCAGCTCTGGATACTTTGCATGGAAGCGCCAAATGTCCTCTGTGCGCCAATCATAGATGGGGTACACGTTGTAAAGCTCTCCGCTGATGTTCGTGGTGTAGCGCTTTCCTCCGTGCATCTTTTTATCCCACACGGCAATTGTGCGGAATCGGTTCAGGCTCTCGTCAGCACGGATTCCAATAAATCCTCCTGTTGGCTTGTCTTGTGCGTACCACTCACCCCACACCACAATGAATTCTTCAAACTCCATCCCTGGGACATACCATTCATAGCTGGTCGTTGCCTCCTTGGGGATGTCGCGCACCCAGATGTCTTTTTTCTCTGGTTGCCATGCCACCCACTGAGGCTCGTAGTTCGTGACGGCATTGCGAAGTTTTAGCGGCACACACACCCAATGCAAGTCCATGTGTGATTTGTACATGGCGATCATTTCATGGATGTGCTCAATGGTGGCGCTGTACTGAGCCTCAAGGTCAACGATCAGCACGCCAACAATACGATCACGCTTGATGGCTTCTTGCATAACAAGGTGAAGCATGACGCTTGAATCCTTGCCGCCGCTGAACGACACATAGATGCGCTCAAACACATCAAACGCATACGCAATGCGCTCACGCGCAGCGTCAAGTACGTTTTGCTCTTTGTATTTTTTGAGTGTTGACATGATCAATACAAGTTTGCTTCGGTTTTGGACTGCGCTTCTTCCATCGTCAAAGCACTTTCACCATGCTTCACAAGCCATCGGTTCAAGTACTTGAGTGCGGATTGGTTTGCTCGCTCTTGTTCATCGCTCGTCATGCGATTGAAACCACCCCGAAACACAGAAGGTATGCCGTATGCGTAGCACATTGCGGCCTGACCAAGCCATGCGATTCGGTTCATGCTTTCGTTGCTAAGGTAGTGCTCGCATGAGTTCGGCCACCTATCGATGATGGATTGCATTGCGGCCTCAAACATCGGGATATCACGCAAGAATTCGGCATACATGTTTCTGCATGATTCATCATCAAGGTCTTTGTTCTTTGGCTTGTTCTCGTAGAATCCTGCCGGATAGCACTCCCACTTATCCCATGTGTGATAGATGCGCTTCATTCCTGCGCCTCATCAAGTCCGGTGAATTCATCTTCAATGTCGTCAATGTCCCATGACTTGCTGAACTCTTGATCTGTAAACAATTCAGCAAGGCCAGACAATTGGCAAAGACGCAGCACCTCGTCAGGCTCCATGCCAAGCTCTTTGGCGATCCTGTCCTCTGACCAGTTACGCTTCTTGAGTTCAATAACAATGTCTGACATTGCCTCGACCTTGTGCTTTCCGCGTGCTCGGTTGTGCCGAATGGTGGATGCCATGCGGCTGTTGCGGTCTTTCTGACTTTCACGGATTTGCACCAATGGCAAGTAGCCATGCACGCGAGATTGAATGTCTTCGCACTCCTTGCCGACGCGGTGACGGTGGAACCCGTCAATCACCTCATACCGCCCATCAGGATCAGGCATTGACACAATTGGCTGCGTGTACCCATCAGCCTGAATCGACACGCGAAGCAGCTCCATCTCTGGAGGCGCAACGCTGTTTGGGTTGTAGTCGTTTTGATGCACAAGCGGGTTCTTTACCCACTTCACAAAGTCCACAGGCTCAGACGAAAACGGGCTGATCTTGTGCAGCATTTCGCGCACTTCGTTGATTACCGTCACTCGCTCGTCAAGCTCAAGCGATGCAACATAATCCTCAACAAGATGTTGAAACTCGTTCAAAATTTCAGCGTTCTTCTCTTGTCCGAAAAGATCAAGATTGTTCACTTCACACTCCTTCGTTGTTGATAAAAAATCATAGCACTACCCGCAGTGATTGGAGGCTATGTCCTTGTTGTGGGGTCGGGTATTGCAATGACTTGATGCTTTGCATCTTCTGCACCTTTGGCAACAATGGCACGGTGGCCGATGCCATCTAGGTACGCCATCACCTCTTTCTGCTCTGGCGATACCCTGCCACCCTCTTGGCGTTTCATCTCAATCCAAAGACTCCAGGCCGGGACGAACAAATCAGGGATGCCCTTCACTACGCCCGTCGCCTTGAGCTTCATGGCAACTGCTGGATGACGGGCACCTCCGTTCGGGATGGCGAAAATTAGTACCCCTGGATAATTCCGCCTAAACCACTGGACGAACATCATTTGTTCGTGGTCTTCGGAGGGGATCAGAACGGGATCAGGCATTCGTAGTCTCCACATGCGCCGATGGTTTGCGTGAACTCGTCAGGCGGGCGCATATTGTGTTTGTGGCATGTTCCGTTGCCAAGGTAGTGGTCACAGGTGTGGCAGCACTTAGGCGGGCCTTCCTTTTGCCACAGCCAATACAGCTCAACCTCTTTTGGTGCTTCAGGTCTGGTCATCCCATGTCCTTTTGATCACGTTGTAAAACTTTCCGTCCTTCTTGTACTCAATCTGACGCGGCGGCTTGGCCGCTGTCATCATGTCTGCAATCGCGCCAGTGGTTGGAAGGTGAAGTTGAGTTGAGTCAACCCCAGCGTGACGCGAAATCTCTGCCAGCAATCGCATGGCCTTCTGACCGGCGTACCCTTCGTGGTTGATGCAGATGTACTCTTTGATGGGCATATCTGTCAGTCCAGCATAGTAGCTCACCATCAGCATCTCGACGCCCGTAGTGCGCGATGTTTTGACCCGCCACGTCCACGCTGACACGTCCATCTCTGTGCCTGAAATGCCCATGATGTCGTCATTGTGAAGCGTGTAGTGCTTCTCTTTTGGTGGTGGGAACTCATGCCCACACGCGGGGCAGGTCTTGACCGTTGGATGCACCAACTCTCCGCACTCATCGCACAGCTTGACCGGCGCTTCTCCGTTACCTGATCCCGCCTTCTTGGGTGGCTTGACTGCGGTGATAGGGCCGTTCTCCGCCACAACACCAGCGAAATCTAAGACCAGACAGTTTGTCTTGCCTGGATGTGGCCTCATGCCACGGACGGCGCATTGCAGGTACAGACCGGGGCTTTTGGTTGCCCTCAAAAATAAAATGCAGTCAAGCGCGGGAAAGTCATAGCCCGTTGTGTACTTGCCAAAGTTACACAATGCGCGAACCTGACCCGTTTCAAACTCATGGAGTTTGCGGGCTTCATCTTCTGAACTATCTTGTGTGGTTATTGCATGAGCGGGAATTCCCAGGCTTGTCAGGCATTCGGCAAAGTCGATGGAGTGCTGCACACCAGAGCAAAACACTATCCAATGCTTGCGGTCACTGGCGCGTGAAATGGCCTCCAACGCCACAGCCATGTTGTTTGCATTGGTGTTGAATCGCTCCGTCATCTCTGACGGGATGTAGTCGCCTTGCCTTGTGTGCAAGCCAGATTTGTCTAGCTTGTGCCGTGTCGCCTTTGAGGAAAGCGGGCAGAGTGCGCCAAGATGCAAAAGCTCCTCAATCGACACAGGGTAGAGGATGTCAGAGAAGATGGCAGAGTCGCCATCCGTCAGCATCCCCTGACCGACTCTGTATGGGCTTGCAGACAAGCCAATGATTCTCAGGTGCGGGTTGATTGCAGTCAGGTCTGCAATCAACTTTCTGTATGTGCCCGACTCCTCATTGGAAATGCAATGGCTTTCGTCAACAATAACGAGGTCTTGGTGGCCTAGCTTGTGAGCGAGTTTGCCAACGCTCATGATCCCGGCGTAAGTGATCGGCTCACCCATCTGGCGCTTCTTCAGACCAGCCGAGTAGATGCCAAGCGGCGCACCCGGCCACATTGCCCGCAGCTTCTCGGCGTTTTGCTGGATCAGTTTCTTGTTATGCACCAGCATCAGCACTCGGGTTTTGGGCCATTTCTGCAAGGCATCTTTGACGATGGATGCAATCACAACCGACTTGCCAGACCCGCCTGGCATACACAGACAAGGATTGCCAGATGGGTTTTGTTCAAACCATGCCATTAGCTGTTCGATGGCTCTTTGTTGGTATGGTCTGAGTGCAAATGCCGCCATGTTGATGATCTCTTGATTTTGTTAATTGTTGACCTGTGGACTCCAAACATAGCCGCCAAACTTGGGTCGTTCATGTTGGAGGAAATGATGAATCTGGCCTGATCTTCAGTGATTTTTGAACGACCGTTTTTCGCGCCTATGTAATGCCGCCGCTTTGAAAGCGCATCCTGTGCATTGTCTTTTGCGCTTCCAATAAATAGATGGTCAGGGTTGACGCATCCAGGGTTGTCGCACTTGTGGCATACAGACATTCCTTCTGGTATCGGGCCGAAGTGATGCTCGTATGAAAAACGATGCGCTCTCACATTCCGCTTGTCGCCTGGCAGCACACCATATCCGTCTTTGTCTGCGTGCGCTTGCCATTGCCAGCACCCGTTTTCAAGTTTCTTGAATCTGCTAAAAAAACGATCTTCCAATGTTCCGGATTCGTTTAACCGCATCTCTTTCATGCGCAGCGCCATGACTTCGGATTTGAGGCATCCGCAAGATTTGCTTACGCCAGCTCGTAGCGCTGTGCCGCTTACAACTTTCTTCGTCCCGCAATCGCAAACGCACATCCAATGCTTTGCTGTTGATTTTTTCTCTACTTCAGCAGGGTGCATGACAGTCCATCTGTTGATCTTTTGGCCTGTCATGTCTATGGTTGGCTTTCCCATAATGTCAACGTCTTTGAATTTGTGAGAACATTGACATTGTAGCATCACCCCACCACCCTTGCGCCAGGAAATTTAGCCTTCCACTCATCCGCAGCACCAGAGGCGCAAAGCTCGGCATTGGCAATCAACTCAGATGATTTGTAGCCATCCTCGCCATTGATGACATTGAGGCCACGCACAACATAGACGGCGCTCCATTCCTTGTCGCTTTCACCCATCGGCCACGGGGTCAGGTCTGGGTGCAGGACGTGCGAGTCGCAGCCGGTGCGCTGGTGCTTAGTAGGCACGCTGGCGTCCCACCTGGCGCAGTGCCAGTCCCCCGCCTTGGTGGGCGTGCTGTGGCAGCAGGTGCGGCAGTTGACCTCTTGAGTCAGCTTGGTTGAATGGCACAAGTCTTTGGCATCACAGAACTTGCACTGATACCACGACGGATCAGCCGAGATTGGCTCTGGCATCCGTTCAGCCAATGCGATGCGATGGCCGCGCTCAATAAGACGCTTCGCCGCTTCTTCGTCGTATCGGATTCGCTCTGTGTGCAGTCGGTCATCATCCTTGCACACGGCCACATACAAAGCACGATCAATGCCAGTTCCAGCCATGTAGACCTGCATTTGTGCATAGTGTTGCGGCTTGGACTTTTGGACACCATGCTTTTCAAGGTCGGCAAACGACTTGACGCTGTGCGTCTTGAACTCGACAACGTGGCGTTTGTTGGGTGACTCAGGAACGCCAGATTCGGCAATCGCATCAATCGAGCCTGAGACATGAGCACCAAAGTCAACCCGCTTTTGATCCCGCCCAGTGTGGCGCAGGTCAATGCCAATCGCCCGCAAGTCGCTTACAAGCGTTGCTTCCTCCATGTGACCGCGGCGGAACAGGCGCAAGATTCGGCCAGGAAACTTTGGGATTACAGCCCAGCGAAACGACAGCCATAGGTAACGGTCACACGGATGACCCAGCAAAGATGCGCCAAGGTGCCCGCGGGAGGATTCAGACTTTGATTCGTGGTGCTTGTCAATCAGCGCAGATATGCTATTGTTCGGCTCTGGAATACGCATTCCTTGCTCCTTGTACGTTTTGGCCCCGGAAGGTATCAACCAACCGGGGCTTTTTATTGCTTACTTGGCCCAGGGAGGTGCGGCACGGGTGGAGGCTGGTGCAGATGGCGCAGCAGCTTGAGGCTTAGGAGCAGAGCCGCCAGCCAGCGCACGGAACCCGCGCACCTCATTACCTGCTGAATACTGACCGTCTGCGGGCTTGACCTCCAGCTTGATGGACAGATTGCCGCCAATCAACTGATCCGTGTCCTGCACGCGGCTCAGGCCAATTGCGCGCATGATCTCGCCAAGCTGCTGACGCCCAATCTCCTCAGCTTTGGCGCTGGCGTTCTCAATGTTCAGGTTGCCAAACACAACCCGGCCTTGATGGCTGGGGCCGGTCACATCGTAGCGAACCTTGATGTATGAGCCGTTGCCGTCTTTGGTGGACTTGAGTTCAGCTCCGGTGATGGCCACGTCATACCATCCAGCAGGCAGAGGGTCAAAGTTGCTGGTTCCTTGAGGCAGGTCTGCGGCGTCGAATGCTTGGGGGAGGAATGCCATGATGATTAGTCCTTTTTTGTGATGGTAAAAGAAGGTCGGCCAGGTTTGGCCGTGATCGCTCCAGCCAGAGGCCGGGTGATGGATTCGTCAGCAGCTTTCCATGCTGACATGTTGAGTTCAGGTTTCCAGCGGAAAAGGCTGGCGAGGTGTTCAGACAGTCCGTTCTCGGCGGCAAGCTCTTGCACCATGTCTGCATCGACCTTGCGATCAATGCGGCATGTCACCTTTACTTGGAACCCATCAAGATCATGCGTGCTTGAACCTTCTGCAGTGGCGCTGATCTTTAGGGATTTGACCAGCTCGTCCTCAATCAGGCGACGACGATCAACCGCAAGTTTCTCAGCCTCTTTAGCTGCAAGCCATTGGAGGTGAAGTGTCATGGATGACCACCAATCTTGCGAATGATCGCCCCCAGGTCAGGCGCTTCCCACATGTCAAGCTGACCGGCGGCGCGGTTCTTGGCTTGCCACAGACCGTCTGAGTCCGTCATGAGCGCCCGAACGGTTTTGCCTTCCGAGTCCTTGTCAACGCGCAAAGGCATCACCAAGTCGAAGAAGTATCCCAGGTTTTGACTCAACGACTTCCCCGGCATCATGGGGCCGTAGAGGATGCGCCCTGACTCGTCCTGCAACTTCTCGCACTTGGCGGTGAAGTACACATTACGCCCAGGCAGGTCACGGAATGCGCGGATCATTTGCGTCATCACCGTGTTCAGTTCTCCATAAGCTGCGCGTCCATCCTTGTTGCGGCGCAACTCCTCAGCCAGCACCACCTCAGCAATCTCACTGATCGAATCCAGCGCAACCGATTGAAACGGATTGGCTTCGGCGCTTTCTGTCAGCCATGTGTAAGCCTCCATCAGATCAGCCATGCTGCTAATCTCGATGTAAGGCACATCAGCCCCCGCAATCGAAAGCAAACCACCCTCTGCACTCAGAGCAATAGGGCTTGGCAATGTTGGGATCAGAGAAGTCTTGCCAGCGCCAGCATGTGAGTAAACCAGACACTTCACACCATTGGCGTGCAGTCCTTTTGTCGTCTTGACGTTGATAGCCATTTGGCCTCCTTGTTGATGCGCGTTCGGCCTATCCGGTTGCGCATTGGTTGTAACTCTATCTGCTTTGCTGTACCATGTCAACACGTCAATGAGACAAATCTACATTGTGAGGTGTAAAAGATGATGACACTAGATCAGATCAGGGATGCCCTGAAGGACAGGCGCCCCGCGATGGTGGCGCAGTCAACCGGCCTGCACGTCAACACCGTGATGAGAATTCGGGACGGTATGAACACGAACCCCACCTATGAAGTGGTGGCCGCTTTGTCCGACTACCTGCAAGGAAAGGTAGAGGCGAATGGCTGATCTTTCAAAGGTTCTTGGCGGTCCGTGGGCGCCACCAACAGAAAAGCGCGTGACTCCACCAGAGGAACAACTTATTGACGCCATGCGCGGTGCAGGGCTTGAGCCACCGGAGCAAATCCATCTTGACGGCAAGTTGCACCGCTTCAAGTCAGGCACCAAGGGGCAGGGCAAGGGAGGCGACAAGCCGGGATGGTATGTTGTCTATGGTGATGGCGTGCCTGCTGGGCGCTTCGGATGCTGGCGCTCTGGCGTAGAGGTGACGTGGCGGGCAGAGATTGGCCGCAAGCTCTCGCCCGCCGAGGAGATGGCCAACGCTAGGCGCATGGCAGAGGCCAAAGCGGCCCGAGATGCCGAACAGGCACGCCAATACGAAGTCGCGTCAAGCGCGGTCGAGACAATCTGGTCATCCGCACAAGGTGCAAGCCCAGAGCACCCATACCTTCAGCGCAAGGGCATCGGCGTACACGGAGCCCGCGTGACGGGTGATGGGCGTCTGGTCGTGCCTCTGTATGGTCAGGATGGGCAACTTTCCACGCTTCAATACATCGCACACGATGGCACCAAGCTCTACCACCCAGGCGGTCAGACTGGCGGCAAGTTCTGGATGATCGGCACCGCCGACGAGCCGGGAAGCATATACATCGCCGAGGGCTTCGCCACTGCCGCCACCATCCACGAGGCTACGCATCGCCCGGTCGTGGTGGCTTACAGCGCCAGCAACCTTGTCCCTGTCACAGGCTCCGTGCGTGAGATGTACGGGCAGGCTCAGGACATTGTGATCGTTGCCGACAACGACGCATCAGGCGTGGGGCAGCGCTACGCCGAGCAAGCATCTGCCAAGCATGGGGCGCGTATGGTCATGCCCCCTATCTTGGGGGATGCGAATGACTATGATAAGAGTGGTGGTGATTTAAGGGATTTGCTCATGCCTGTCACGTCTGGCGATTGGCTTATCCATGCCGATGACTTTTCGGCTCAACCGGCCCCAATCTCATGGCTTGTAAAAGGCTGGGTTCAGGACCATGCGCTCATCATGGTGCATGGACCGTCGGGTGGAGGCAAAACGTTTGTCGTGCTGGATTGGTGCCTGCGCATGGCGTCCGGCATGAGTGAATGGTGCGGGCTGAAAGTAAAGCCAGGCAACGTGGTGTATCTGGCAGGCGAGGGTCACCATGGTTTGCGTGGACGGATTGCCGCATGGAAAAGCCAACACAGCGCCGGAACCTTGTCCATGTGGTTGTCTAAAGATGGGTGTGACTTGAATAAGCCAGAAGGCTACATAAAGGTAGCCGAGCAACTTCGCACGCTTCCTGCTACTCCTAAACTTGTCGTCGTTGATACGCTACACCGATTCTTGGATGGCGATGAGAACAGCCCGCTTGATACCAAAACCATGATTGATGCGTGCAACCGCATCATGAATGAGTTTGACTGTAGCGTGATTCTGGTTCACCACACTGGCGTTAGCGAGGAAGCGCAGCACCGCGCACGCGGCTCGTCTGCATGGCGAGGCGCGCTCGACATTGAAGTGAGCGTTGTTCCAGCAAAAGATGGCTCACCCATGCAGATCATCCAGCGCAAGTCCAAAGATGCGGAAATGGCCGAGACTGTTTTCGTGGCGCTTCAATCTGTGCAAATCCCCGGATGGGTTGATGAGGACGGAGAACCAGTCACATCAGCCGTTGTTGTTCAGTCAGAAGCTCCTCAAGAAAAAACAGCCAAGCCAGACACAAAGCTGGCGGCTCATCGAAAGCTATTCGAGCGCGCCTGGTTCGACTCACGGTGCGAACACCGCAACGGGTCACCCTACGTCAGTCGCTCAGCCATGGGTCAGTTCCTAACCAGCAAAATTGGATTGACTCAATCATCAGCGGACGTTTACGTCAAGCCAAGCGCGTCAGGAAAGCCGATAGCCGAGCTTCTTCTTGCCGAGATCATTGAGCCTTTTGAGCACGGATGGATCGTCTCAGATGAGGTTCAGGCCAGCGCGATGATGCTGCGTAAATCAGGTAAGTGAGGTAACATGGTTGCACTTTAACAAAAGGTGACATATGGCAAACATTGACAAAAATATCCCTGCTCCAATTTCATGCTATGCAAAATATCCATTCTCAAAAATGGAAGTTGGAGACAGTGTGTTCTTTGCTGGAGAGGGTCATAACAGCAACTGCGCTCATGCAGCAAAGCGTTACTTCAAACGAAGTAACAAAAAAATGACCTCAAGGAAAGAAGATGGCGGCATCAGAATTTGGCGCCTTGAGTAAGTTATCCACAGCTTATCCACAGCCAAATCATCGGAACTTTCGGAACTATTCGGAACTGTTCCGGTACTGTTCCGATGGGCAAAAGCAGCGAATCAGCGGAACCAATCGGAACAAAATCCCTTTAGGGATTGTTCCGAGATTCCGATGTCGTTGCAGCGCGATTTCGTTACGGTTGTTTTTTGTCTCTGGATTTCTGTTACAAAAGTTATCCACAGGCCATTACCCGACTCCGATGTGTGGTCATTCCACACACCACAACCCAACCCCGCTAACATGGCGGCATGTCAACGAAGGAGTGAGAGATGACCGACACCAACCAACTGCCGCCGAGTGAGCGCGAAGCATT